GGCTTTTACACACAACCGCAGTTCAATGCCCCGAGGGGTTACACTAGATGTAGTGGTCAAACAACCTACCGACCACAAGATTTAGGAAAGCAAACTATGCCAAACCCACCGAAGCCGATTGAGCAGAAACGGCTAATAGGCAACCCAGGCAAACGAGCTTTGCCAAAGCAAGCCGACACGATTGCGCTACCGGCTGGAAGGGTTGATCCAATCCGACCGCTTGAGTACGCAGGGCAACAGTTGTGGGATTCTGTCTTTTCTAACGGTGAGCTATGGATTAGCTCGCGAACCGACATTCACTTGTTGCAGATGACTGCCGAGCAATTAGACAGACGCGAAACTTTGCGTGATGCACTCGTTGAAGAACCGACCGAGAACGCAGTGCTGATGAGGCTTGGCGAATTGGAAAAGTCAATCGCAAGCAATCTCGGACTGCTTGGCTTTACGCCATCAGATCGAACACGACTAGGACTCGCCGAAGTCAAGGCACAATCTAAGCTAGAGCAGCTAATGGAACGAAAGGCGAATCGTGTCGTGGCCACCTCAATGGTTAACCCCAGTCCCTCAGTTTGATTTAGACAACGGTGACGGCGATACAGTAATTGAGTTTGCCGAAGCGTTTGGGATTATCACTAAGGACTCAGTAGCAGGGCCATCTGGTCAAACGTTGGTAATGCGTGACTGGCAAAAGCAACTAATTCGACACGTCTTCGCCGGCGACGGTAACGGCTATAGGAATCGCGCAAGCCTAATACTTGTCCCGAGGAAGAACGGCAAAAGCGCTCTGGGATCAGTCTTTGCACTTTATTCGCTAATCCTCGGAGCTAAGGGTGCAGAGGTTTACAGCGTGGCCGCAACCAAAGAACAAGCTCGCATCGTTTTCGCAGACGCTAAACGGATGGTTGAAGCCAGTCCAGAACTGAGTGCAATCACTAAGGTTTACCGCGACGCGATTGAGCTGCCTAAGTTTGGTAGCGTTTACCGAGTTCTAGCGGCAGAGGCTTACAGCGCGGAAGGACTGAACCCAAGCGCTACAATCTTTGATGAAGTTCACGCACAACCTAATCGCGAGCTTTGGGATGTTATGTCTTTGGCTATGGGTTCACGCGGCAAGCAATCAACGCTAATCGGCATCACAACCGCAGGGACTCGCGCCGACGCAACCGGCAACGATTCAATTGCTTATCAGCTTTACAATTACGGCAAGAAGATAGCAACGAAAGAGATTGACGACAAATCGTTCTTTATGGCGTGCTGGGAAGCTCCACCCGAAGCCGACCATCGGCGACCTGAGACTTGGGCGCTGGCAAACCCAGGCTACGACGACATCTGCTCAGCCGAGGACTTTGTGTCAGCGGTAAAGCGCACACCAGAAGCCGAGTTCAAAATCAAGCGCACTAACCAGTGGGTCAACGCCAAGAACGCATGGCTACCGACCGGAGCTTGGGAAGGCTTAGAGGAATCGTTCCAGCTATTGCCAACTGACGAATACGTTCTGGGCTTTGACGGATCGTGGAAGAACGACAGCACCGCAGTAATTGCAGTAATAATGCCGCGCACCGAGGGCGATGTCTTTAGGGTTTACCGAGTGGCAAGCTGGGAAAAGGATTTTGTTCTAGACGATGACTCTTGGATTATTGACAAGAACGAAGTAAGCAAAACAATAATTGAATACTTCTTTGCCAACCCAAACTGTCGAGAGATAGTCTGCGACCCTGCAATGTGGCAAGACGAAATGTACCAGTGGGCAGAAGCAGGACTTCAAGTTGTTGAGTACCCGAACACAATAAGCAGAACCGTGCCTGCCACAGCTAAACTTTACGAAGCAATCATGAACGGAAAGATAAGGCACGACGGCGATGCGGCCCTAAGTAGACACCTAGACAACTGCATCCTAAAGGTTGACTCGCAAAGAGGCGCGAGAATAACCAAGGACTACCGCAACCCCAAGCTAAAGATAGACTTAGCAATCGCGCTGCTCATGGCGTACGACAGGGCAAGCGGTAGACTAGAAGAAGTATTAGTGCCTCAAGTATTTGTATAGGCGGTAGAATTTGGGAATCTTTGACGGGCTATTTAGCAAACGCGCGCTAAGTTATCAGTCAATTTGGGGCGCAGGCTCTGACTTCGATACGGGCGCAAGCCTGTCTGCAACTCAAGTAACCAGCGAATCAGCGTTTCAAGTAAACGCAATCTATGGCGCAATCTCTCTAATTAGCGACAGCATTAGTTCTTTGCCAGTTGACACTTTCATTCGTCGCGATGGATCACGCTTTGCTTTTAGACCTCGACCAGCATGGGTGTCACGACCAGACGTAGACACAACCAAGGAAGCCTTTTGGGGCGCGGTCATTGTCTCGCTATTGCTTGACGGCAATGCGTTCGTGCGTGTCTACTCAAACGACGCTGGCGAAGTTGTAAACCTAAACGTGCTAAACCCTCAGAAGGTGAAGATACACCGCAACGGCTTGGGCCGAGTTATGTTCGAACTTGAAGGCGAAGACAACATGCTGTCAAGTGATGAAGTCATTTTCATTCCTGACGTAGTTCGACCAGGTCAAATCCGAGGCGTTAGTCGCGTGGAAGCACTAAAAGAAAACTGGGGCTTAGCTATTGCGCTCCAGAATTACGCTGCGAAGTTCTTTGGTTCAGGCACTCAGACATCAGGCATTATTGAGTTCCCAGGCAACCTAAACGCTGAGCAAGCCAAGAACCTACAAGAAGGCTTTGACTCAAGGCACAAGGGCTGGGGTCGCGCTCACAAGACCGGCATCATTTCAGGTGGCGCTAAGTATATTCAAACTTCCGTAGAGAATGATAAAGCACAATTCTTAGACTCACGCCGTATGGCTGTTGAAGATGTCGCTCGTGCGTTCAACGTTCCTAGCAATTTCCTAAACCTGCCAGGCACAAACACTTACGCATCGGTGGAGCAGAACTCGCTTATGTTCGTCAAGTATTGCTTGCGGCCAATCGTGCAGAAACTAGAGAGTGCGTTCACACCGCTACTTAGCCGCGTTTCAGGTGGCAACACAGCCTTTATTAAGTTCAACCTTGACGGATTACTACGCGCCGACATCAACACCCGAATGAGCGCCTACAGCACGGGCTTGCAGTCTGGCTTCTTGACAATCAACGACGTACGAAAACTTGAGGACTTGCAACCAGTTCAAGACCCTAGCGCCGACACCGTTCGTGTTCCACTGGCAAACGTGAACATAGAAGCCGCTGATCTAAACGCGACTGATAAGCGCGTGACAATGGCGCAGAAGCTAGTCAGCTCAGGTTATAACCCTGCCGAAGTTCTAGAATCTCTCGGCTTGCCTGCGATTGCTCACACTGGACTGCCAACGGTACAACTCCAAGGCATCGCACAAGTTGACCCCGAAGATCCGACAAGCGCATACAACGTGGACTAATGAAAGAACAGGTAGACAATGGCACTGATACCAAACAGCTTAGGAATACCAGTAAGCGACTTGAAGCCGCAGGTCAAGCAGATACCAACCCCTGCCAAGATTGCACCGGTGGCTGTGGAGTCTGTGAAGCCAGAACAAGTAGAATTGAAGAAGAAGAAAAAGTGAAAGGCGATACATTGACAAAGATTGAGCAACGCATCAACCCAGCAGAGTTTGAGGTGCGCGAGGAATCAGACGGTATGCACTTTAGCGGATACGCCGCGCTATTTAACTCACCTTCAGAGCCACTTCCATTCGTGGAGTCAATCGCCTCTGGAGCTTTCAAGCGTTCACTGAAGTCGCGCAACGACATCAAGTTTCTTTGGAACCACGATTCTGGCGAAATTCTTGGGTCTACAAGAGCCAGAACGGTAAACCTAATTGAAGATGACCGAGGGCTAAGAGTTGAGGGTATGCTGCCAAACACCACACGCGGGCGCGATGTCGCCGAGCTTCTAAAGCGTGGCGATGTTGACGCTATGTCTTTTGGCTTTAGCGTTCCAGCCGGCGGCGACACTTGGTCAAGCAATGGATCAGAAAGAACCCTAAACCGAGTATCTCTTCACGAAGTGTCAATCGTTGCTTGGCCTGCCTACACCGCAACCGCTGGAACTGTTTCAGTTCGCAAGTTTGAAATAATAGCTGAGCGCGCAGATGTTGACGCTGAAGCTTTGGCAGACGCACTTGTGAAAATTGAAGATGGACTAAACATCACATCTGACGAACAGGAAATGCTTAGTAGGGTAATAAGCACACTGTCGCCAGAACCCGAAGCACTGGCAGAGCCACTAGTAGTTGGCGACCTGTCTATGCTTGAACTCAAGAAGAAGAAGCTAGAGCTTCTACTGAAAGGCATCTAATGGCTACCAAAGACCAAATCAAAAAAGTAATTCTCGACTTAGCAGGCAACCCTTCAAGCGGTGCAATAGCTTCACTAGTAGACAAGTGGGCAACCGCTATCGTCGAGCTAGACAAGACCCCTCGTGATGACAACGAGGTGCAGGATGGCGCTCCAACTCCCGCGCTAAAAAAAGAGTCTCGTGTAACCAAGCCGGAAGAACTA